CGGGTGAAACCGTGGAATTGCATTGGGAAGATTTAGAAACTGGTATAACGATATACCCCGAGGCATGGATGCCACTACCTGAGCCGTGGAAAGGAGCAGACGATGAGACTGATTGATGCGGATGCGCTGAAAGAAGAAATTCTCAAATGGTTACCAAGTGACCCCTGCGGAGTAGAAGAAAAAGAAATCCCGTTTGAAACAGACATAGTGGTTTCGATGATGCTGACGCTTGAGGATGCGCCAACCATCAAGACCAAGCAGATCAAATACTTCGATGAGGATGAAAAGGTCTGGAAAACAGGGAGCGTGATAGTAGATGAGTAGGTGGATAGACAATCTGCTTTACAAGATGCGGAAAAGGCGATTCTGCAAGCTGAATGGATGGTTCTGCCCCGATTGTATCTATCACGATTTCATATTTGAGGGAGCGATATTCAGAGGGAATAAATGCCGTTATCCACGGCACACGAAGGGAGCAGACGATGAGTGCTTATGATCGAGTGTACAAAGCATACACCGACTCGCAGAAGAATAACTTTTGGGATGCTTGGGGCATAGTTGCTTCTCCGAGAGTTGTTCACAAATTGAGAGCGGAATGTATGGAGCGTATGGCTGTGCATAATACTGATGTCGGTGCGCTTGAAAAGATATTCGGATTGGTGCTTATTCCATATGATTTGTTGGACGATGAGTATTGCTATGTGGTCGATGAGCAATTAGGGCGAACAATTTTAGGACAGATGGCAAGACAGAAAGAGGACGAGTGATGACCGAGCGCACGGTAGAGATAGCCATATCACTGATACTTGCGTGGTATGAGTGGATTGGAAGGAGCGAGTAGATGAAATATATCCTTGAACTTGAGGACGAGCCAAACAAAGAATACTTTGGCGAAGGGAATTATTATCGGTGCAAGCAAATCCCATATTGGAGCATATCGGAAAGTATGAGGAATAGATTAGAGCCATATGACGAAGCAGATTGCAAGACCGAGAACAGTTCGGAAAAACCGAACAACTGCGAGCCACAGACATATGTGATAAATCCGCAAAAGCCTACTAACGATGAGAAGTGTTTTGAGTGTGATGACTTTTTTACTTGTGGCGGTCAATGCAACAAGATTGAGGACGAGCCACATACGGGAAGGAGCGAGTAATGCTGAAACTGATAATAACGTATGCGATATGCGGTTGTCTCACGGCAATCATAGCGATGCTTGAGAAGTACCACAAAGGAGAATTTGACCCATATAACGCAGACGAAAATGACGAAGAAGCAATCGGCAACATTGTGCTTCTGTGGTGGTTATATCTGTGGCGCAGATTCGTGGAAAGGAGCGAGGGATGACAAGTCTTAACGATTACAAAAAGCACATACAAGTTCTCAAGATGGAGCAGAAAATCGGACGGATTCAGAGAGAGCTTGAAACTGTAGATTATGGTGACGAGTGCCCTCTACACGGAGAGAATGATTGTGCCGAAGTTAGAAAAGCATATGACAGAGGCTATGTAAGCGGATTATACGAAGCGTTGACTTTTTTCAAACTAATTGAAGCCGATACTCCGCAGACGGATTGCTCGTGGAAATAATCAAGGCACAGCATAGGGCGAGGCAACACGTTATATCCTTTTCTAAGTATTATCAGCCTTTTTCGAACCAAACGCTTCGCCCTATGTTTGCACTATAGGACTATGAAACAAAAGTATTTATGGATCGCAGTAGAACCAGATGAATATGAGCTGCCGCTTGCCGTATGCGACACAGCCAGAGAACTTGGAGAGATCTACGGCATCGGACAAGATTCCGTGATGGATTCCGTGTCGAAGAAAAGAAGCGGTAAGCCAAGCGGCAGAAAATTTGTGAAAGTGAGGAACGAAGATTAATGGGAACAAGATGGAGCACGGACGATAGAGGCGAGAAGGTGTACAGATCAGACAAGTTTGAGAAGCCTCAGTATGCGATCAGAGTCAGCAAGAAGGAAGGTGACTCCTGGATATCCGAATTTCAGGAAGTAAGATTCAGAGGATCTCCTGATATCCCTAACAAGACTATTGTCTATGTAAAGGATGGCTTCGAGACTCTCAAAAGCTGGGTGAAGGATGGCAGGGAGTATACCAAGATCATCAAGGTAGCTATGGACTATACGTTCGATGGAATGACTGAGAAGCCTAAACAGAGCTTCATGGAAATGCCTGAGCCTGACCTTCCTGACAGCTTCAGCAGCGCAGAGGATGACATTCCGTTCTAAAGTGTAGGGGAGAACACGCAGTCTCCTTTTGTGTATCGTATGGGTGCATGAAAGGAGACTTTTATTATGCCTAAGAACCAGAAGAAAACTGGTAGGCAGAACTATGATTGGGCAAAGATACAGCATGAATATGTCACAGATCCTTCCATGACGCTCAGGAAGATAGCGGCAAAGCATGGCATAAACTATAAGACTGTAGCATTAAGATCAAAGGCTGAAGGCTGGTTCGCCACCAGGAAAAAGTGCCAATCAGAAGTGATATCGAAAGGCATATCCAGAACAACAAATGAGCTTGCAAAAGAATTGTCTCAGACATCAGACTTCCTCACGCTTATGCAAGGCCACATGAGCAGGATGCTGTCAGACGCAGAGCAGTTTCAGAGACAGATTTATGTTGACCCGATTAACGGAGAGCTTAAAGAAAAAGTATGCGATAAGTCGGACACAAGGGCCATGAAGGATGCGATGCAGACTCTAAAGCTTATAGAGGAAATGACACGGAGCCTGTATAACCTGCAGAAGGCCGAGACGATTCAGAAGCATCAGATCGAGGCTGAGCGTCTTGCGCTTGATCGTGAGAAGTTCGAATGGGAGAAGCAGAAGTCTGAGTACAGCAGGCCAGATACTACGAATGCTATCCGCATCGATGGCTTTGAGGAAGGATGGGCAGAGTAATGCATCACTTATCTTTTATAGGGGAAGGGGGTGATGCCGATGTCCACACTGAGAATAGCTGAACCGAATGAGAAGCAGAAGCTTTTTCTGAATAGCCGCTGTAAGAATATTGCTTACGGCGGAGCTTGAGCCAGAGGTGGAGGCTGAGCAAGAGCTGGGCCGTAAGAACTAAGGCTGTCCTGCTCGCTGCAAGGTATCCAGGAATAAAGATGCTGATAGTGCGTAGGACATACAAGGAACTTGAAGGTAACCATATCAGGATACTGAAGGGCATGTGCAGAGACATGGCCTCTTACAATTCGACATCAAAGATCCTGACGTTTGTTAACGGCAGCACGATTGAATTCATGTACTGTGCAAGGGATGGCGATCTCGACAGGCTGCAGGGATTGGAGTATGACATCATCTTCCTGGATGAGGCCGCACAGCTTTCTGAATACCAGATGAAGGCCATCACTGCCACATTGCGTGGTGTCAATGCATTCCCGAAGAGATGCTATTACACATGCAATCCAGGCGGACAGGGCCATGCATACATCAAAAGGGTGTTCATAGATAGGAACTTCCTGCCGACAGAGAATCCCGATGACTACACGTTCATACAGGCTCTTGTGGATGATAACAAAGCTCTGATGGAAGCTCAGCCTGAGTATCTCGCTACACTTGAGGCCCTTCCGAAACAGCTTCGGGAAGCGTGGAGATGGGGCCGCTGGGATGTGTTTGAAGGCCAGGTGTTCAATCTTATAGATGATCCTGAGCACTACGATGACCACAAGTGGACGCATGTTATCAATCCGTTCCCTGTGCCAGAGGACTGGATTATCTACCGAGGCTACGATCACGGCTTCAAAAAGCCTTTTTCGGTCGGTTGGTATTCTATATCCTCAAGCGGCAGAATGTACCGCATAAGGGAATTATACGGCTGTACAGGGGAAGCTGACACAGGAGTCGAGTGGAATGTTCCGCAGATAGCCGAAAAGATAAAAGAGATCGAGAGAGATGATCCTAACCTGGCAGGCAGGCACATCTACGGCATAGCGGATACTGCCATATTTAACCATGAAAGCGGTCCATCCATAGCGGAAGAGTTTGAGCAGCAGGGAGTATTCTTCGACAGAGCCGACAAGAACAGGCTGCCTGGTAAGATGCAATGCCATTACAGGCTGTCATTCGATGAGGATGGCCTGCCGATGTTCTACACATTCAACACGTGCAAGAACTTCATCCGCACTATACCGACATTGCTCTACAGTACTACTGATGTCGAGGATGTGGACACGCACATGGAAGATCACGCCTATGACGAATGGCGTTACATTTGCCAGGCAAGAAAAATATCTCCGAGGATCAACGTGGAGCCAGAAGAATGGAGTCCGCCGCCTGAAGATCCTCTGGACATCTTATAGAGAAAGGAGTGCGTATGGAGATAATCGAAACCAATATGCCATTTACGCAGGATGATGTAGAGCAGGCCCTTGATGATCTGCAGAAGTATGTAGGCGGAAAGTCGAGTATCGATGCCAAGGCCACAGACAATCAGGAGTGGTGGAGACTGAGACACATGGACATTGCGCCTGATGCTATTGAGAAGGAACGGCGATCAGCATCCGCATGGGCCGTGAACAGCATCCTCAACAAACATGCTGACATCATGGACAGCTTCCCGAAACCTAATGTCCTGCCGAGAGAGGTAGACGATGAAGGTGAAGCTCAGATGCTGACAGACATCGTGCCTATCGCTCTTGAGCAGAATGATTATGAGCAAGTGTATAGGCAGATGGGATGGGATTTCTGCATTGATGGAGCTGCCATCACAGGTGTGTTCTGGGATAGCAACAAGAATGATGGCCTGGGTGATGTCACTATCAGCAACATCGATGTGCATAACCTATTCTGGCAGCCAGGCATAAATGATCTGGAAGAGTCAGACAAGGTGTTCCATGTAAGCCTGCAGGATGTGGATGTGGTCAAGGCTACATATCCGCAGTTAGCCGATGAGATAGGTCCACAGGACACTGGCATGATCACGAAGTATCTGCACGATGATAACATCGACACATCAAATTATGTCGAAGTCATCAACATGTACTACAAGAAAACAGTCGGTCTTCCTGTATACGGAGAGGATGGGGTGACGCTCATCCACACTATTCCAAAGACATACGTGCATCTCGCCATCATCGTGGGAGATAAGCTGGCATTCTGCTCAGAGAATGAGCCTGGCTATGAGAAGGGATTCTACCAGCATGGCAAATATCCATTTGTTATCAGAAGGGCCTTCCCGATAAAAGACTCGCCGTGGGGATTCGGATATCTGGATATCATGAAGTCTCCTCAGATGTACATCGATGCGATGGATGATGACATCATCAAGATCGCTGACATGAGAGCAAGGCCGAGATGGTGGGCAAGGAAGAATGCCAACATCGACATGGACAAGTTTGCCGATTGGAATGAGCAGATCGTAGAGGTAGCAAGCGGCGAGCTTGGAGAGGCAGTAAGACCGATGGATGTGCCTGATGTGCCGAGTGGTATCATGCAGCACAAGATGAACAAGATCGATGAGCTGAAGGAGACATCAGGAAACAGAGATTTCTCGCAGGGCAGCACACAATCAGGCGTGACCGCAGCATCAGCCATTAACATAGCAGTGGCATAGGGGAGTGATCTCCTATGATAAAAGCAGGTGAATTGCTGGAAAATCTCAGATGAGACAATCAGCAGCCAAGCCTCAGCAATGAGGAAGGTTCAGAGACTATCCCGAAGGGGAGTACATCCAAGTGGATGGAAGTGCCTGCCATCTCAAACGAGATGATGATATAGTCCGATCTCTATGGTGACATAGAGCAGCCGATAAAGGCGGCATAGGCGTAACGAACCTATGTGAACAGAAATGAGCAGCGTTACAAGAAGCAGGGTCCAAGCTCTCAAGAGACATCAACAAGGAGCTGTATCGAGGAGCGAGAGAAGAATACTATCTCGTCATTGAGCTTATCCGTCAGTTCTACACGGAGCCAAGGCCATTCAGGGTAGACTCAGCGGACAGGAGAAGGTTTGTCCTGTACTCCAATGTGAATCTGCAGGCGGATGTAGAACAGCCAGATGGTTCTATCCGTCATACTCGGCCTATGTTCGATATACAGGTATCGGCAGAGAAGCAGAGCCCGTTCAGCAGAGCCGCACAGAATGAGACCATCAAAGAAATGTACGGCATGGGCCTCTTCGCTCCTGAGAATGCGGTGCCTGCCCTTGTATGCATCGATGCTATGGACTTCGAAGGCAAAGACAAGATCAAACAGCAGATAGAACAGAACAGCACTTTCCTGCAGCAGTTCCAGTCGGCAATGGGGATCATACAGCAAGTCGCTGCCGTAGACCCTATGGTAGCTCAGATGGCAGCGCAGGCAGGACTGATAGATCCTGAGCAGGCAGCAATGATGGCACAGCAGATGGGAGTGCCACAAGGACAGCCTGAACAGGGAACGCCTGAAGAACGTGCTACAGCGACAGGCAATTCATATGCGGACAGGATAAGAGAGAGATCAGCGAATGCCGCATCTCCGATGTAAGGAGCGAATATGACAAAGGTAATGATGAGTATTGACGATATCAGCGGAATATTCTTTGACTGTCAGAATCACGCTGAGGACCATGATGCATGTACGATCATGTCAACACTGTGCAACGTGCTTGTAGCAGAGTGCTTCAGGAAGGGCAAGGAGCCAACAATATACAATCCTGGGCATGTGCGTATAGATATGCCGTACAGTAATGACACATTTGAAGTATTCGCTGCCGTTGAAGAAGCGATGAGGCAGGCGGCACATCAGCTCCCTGACCACATAAAAATCTATTGAGAAAGGAGAACGTAGTCATGACAATTACAAAAGCATTGAGAAAGCTCTACGAAGCTATTGTAGGTGAGGCTCCTGCAGCTAACGTGAACAGCATCACAAAGGTTCTTGTTGCACTTGCGGAGAATTGGCCGTCATCTTCAGACTCTGACTCAGGAGAAAGTTAGGCCACAAAGGTGGTCGGACATGGGGTTAGACGGTGGCAGGATTAAGTGTGGGGGAGACTATCCCCTGCACTTTTTTTATGCTTTGGGCATAGCAATGAGACGAGTCGCTCTCGTCCAAAAACAATATTAAGCAGAAAGGACACGCTATGAAAACAAGAGAATTTGCCTACAGCTTCCACATCTTCGATGGTGAAGGCGCAGTGGGAGCATCAGGCTCAGAAGCCAGTATGTCAGGACCAGCGCAGGGAATGGATGAGCAGCCGCAGATAGTGTACGGCAAAGATCCCAGAGGCAATGGTCAGGCAATGAGTCAGGTCGGCTCTGACGAAGCTGCACAGGGTATGACAGCTGAAGCAGAGTTTGCCGAGTTAGTCGGCAAGGGTGGTAGATTCCATGATATCTACGGCCAGATGGTCTCCAATGTGATTCAGGACAGGTTCAAGAATCAGGCGGATCTTCAGGCGCAGATGGACAGCATCAGCGAAGGACTCTCGCCTCTGTTCATGAACTATGGCCTTGAGACAGGAGACTTTGAAGGATTACAGAACGCTATAGCACAGGACGATGCATTCTTCCAGGCAAATGCTGAGAGAGCAGGACTTGATGTCGAACAGTACAAGCACCAGCTACAGCTTGAGGCCGAGGCTGAACGTGGTAGACGTATCACACAGCAGTACGAAGAGCAGCGCAGACGCAACGAGATGTTTACACGGTGGGAGAACGAGGCCATGCAGCTCCAGCAGACATTCCCTAACTTCGACTTAGGGCGTGAGCTGGAAAGCAATCCTACGTTTGCAAGCTACCTGAACTACGGAGCAAGTGTAAACGATGCGTTCATGCTGTCGCATATGGGCGAGATAATGAACGGCCATAACGCTGCGGCAAGCCAGATGGCTACACAGAATGTTGTATCAGCTATACAGCAGAGAGCAGCAAGGCCGCCAGAGAACGGCCTGTCCATGCATAATCCAGCTATACAGCGCAGATCAGATCCTTCGCAGTTAACAGACGAGGACTTTGACGAGATCAACAGAATAGTTTCAGAAGGCGGCACAGTCTCCTTCTAAGACATGAAACTCTCTCGTCTGAGTCAAACATCATAGACGAAGGGAGAATCAAAATGAGAGATTTTACTTACGATTTCCATCTGTTTGCGAACACATCTCCGCAGCAGAGATACACGCCGCTGAATCCTAACTACACAGGACAGGCATATCATGCTACTCCAGGAACAGACCTGGGTACTTATACTCAGCAGCAGGACCTTTCCGCTGAGATGAAAACCTTCTACGATAAGAACCTTATCAGACTCGCAGAGCCAAAGATGATCCACGACCAGTTTGGCCAGAAGAGACCTATCCCAGGCGGAAACGGCAAGACCATTGAGTTCAGAAAGTTCAATGCCCTGCCTGCAGTACCAGCAGATAGAGAGCTTATCGAAGGTATCACTCCTGATGGACAGAACTACGGTGTAACAGCCATCACTGCAACAGTTAAGCAGTACGGCGGATACATCACCACAACGGATATGCTCAACCTCACTGCATACGACAACAACATGCAGGAGATCATGAAGCTTCTGGCTTCTCAGGCAGGTAGAGTATCCGACACCATCACAAGAGATATCATCCAGGCAGGAACTAACGTACAGTACGCAGGCACAGCATCTGCAAGATCAGGCCTCACAAGCGCAGATCTCCTGACCATCGAGGACATCAAGAAGGCTGTAAGATGGCTCAGAAGAAACAATGCTGAGACTATCCAGGGTGACTACGTGGCCATCGTACATCCTGATGTAGCTTATGACCTGGTGAACGACAGCGAGTGGGTAGATGCTAACCATTACGCAGGAAGCAGCAAGATCTTTGCAGGCGAGATTGGCAAGATGTACGGCGTGAGATTCGTTGAGAACACTCAGGCTAAGATCTACAAGCCGAGTACACTGCCTATCTACGGCACTCTCGTTCTCGCTGCGAATGCGTTCGGTGTAACAGCCATCAACGGTGGTGGAATCGAAACGATCGTTAAGCAGCTTGGATCAGGCGGCACAGCAGACCCACTCAACCAGAGAGCAACAGCAGGCTGGAAGCTGAACAAGACAGCTTGCATCCTGACACAGGAGTACATGGTCAGGATCGAGTCGGCAGCATCCTATGGTGCAACTGCTGAAGCCAACTAATTCCAAGCTCTGAAAGGAGCAGAACATGGCAACAAAGAAAACTGTAACTGAAGAGCAGAAGCCTGAAGAAGCAAAGGCAGTAGAAAAGGAAGATCTTGTAAGCGTTCTGGTGCCGTTTATCGAAGGGCAGGACCCAGAGGTAACGGTCATCATCAACGGTGAGGTCACCAAGTTCAAGAAGGGAGTCATGGTAAAGGTAAAGCCTAACGTGGCCGAGGTCCTTCAGAACTCCAATCAGCAGATGATGGCTGCCTATGCCAATCAGAAGAAGTTTGAGAAGCAGGTCATGGACCTGTAGAGCGAAATTGCGGTGGTGGGGGAGCGATCTCCCATCACCATTTCACTAATTAAGGAGATTACAATGACTATCCAGACATTAGTCAACAAGGTGCAGATAGAGAAGCCGAATAGCTTCCCAGATGAGAAGATCCTGCAGTTTATCAACGAGGTAGAACAGGATGTATCTGAGGAGCTTCGTGAAGAAGAGGACTTTGTGCCTTATGAAGAGATCGATGACACAAGACTGAAGGCTCCTGCGCCATATGATAGGTTATATGTCTCATATCTGAAGGCTCAGATAGACTACGCAAACGAGGAGTATCCGTCATATCAGCTCAATGCCGAGCAGCATGCACAGGACTTCAGTGACTTCGCTGACTTCGTAGTCCGTACTGGCCGAGCTGAAGTGGTGGAGATACCATCACGCTTCAAGAACGTATTTTAAGGTGGTGATATCATGGCCAGATTAGTAACGCCAGGATACGGCAGAAGCGAACTTATCAATGAAATACTTAAGCCTGCAGAAGAGCGCATCATTGAATTCAAGGGCCTGAACAGACGGAGCGTAGTCGCAGAAGGTGAGATGTCAGATATGTGGAATCTCACTTCAGATAACTATCCTGTGCTTACTCAGCGCAAGCCAAGAGGACTGCTCGCCAATCCGTCTGGAGTCATAAGGCCGCTTCAGCTTCTGTCGAAATACGGCAAGATAGCTATGATCGGAGTCAACGGCAGCGGAGTAGGGTTTTACTACGATGGTGCGCTTGTGTCTCAGGTGACAGGCTTATCCGAGAGCACTCGCATGGTGTCTATCAATAACCGAGTGTGCTTCTTCCCTGAAAAGACTATGGTCGACATCACGATGCAAGGAGTCCAGCCAAATACGTACAAGCCTCTTGATGTGGACATCACGCTTGCACTCGATACGGACATCACCAGCAGCAACGAGGACGCAATGATAACGCTGTTCTCAGGACACGGCCTTAAGCCTGATGATGTCATTAATATCTCAGGCACACTGAAGTACACGCCTGCTGGCGGCTCTGCGACAACGATGCCTATCACAGTATCGTGCTGGATAGAGGATGTCGTGAACGACAACACCATCGTGCTGCCGAGAGAGACATTCATCGAGATGACAGGCGAAGGTGCCACATCAGTAAAGCTGGCACAGAACACTAAGATAACAAGGCCTGTGCCTGACCTTGACCATGTCATCGAATGGAACAACAGACTGTGGGGAGCATCAAACGCAGATAACACGATCTACGCCTGCAAGCTTGGAGATCCTACCAACTGGAACTATTACCAGGGAACATCGATGGACTCTTACTACGCAGAGCAGGGAACAGATGGCATATGGACAGGCGTAGCACTGTATTCAAACCATCTGCTCTTCTTCAAGCAGGACAGCATTTGCAGAGTATACGGAACGGCTCCGAGCAACTACCAAATAACTAACACTGAAGCTTTCGGAGTAGAGCAAGGCTCAAGGCAGTCTGTAGTCACCATCAATGACACTGTGTATTACAAGTCGAAGATAGGCATCATGGCTTACTCAGGCGGAACACCATACTGCATAAGCGAAGGATTCAATGTCGAATTCAGAGATGTGGCCGCAGGCACTGAGAAAAGAAAGTATTACGCATCC